GGAGAAGCACTGGACCGCAAGGAACGCCCTGCTTACGTCAGGTTCGAGCGCAGGCCCGTAGAGGATCGCAACGCGAGCGCGCAGCAAGGGCGCTACGTCGCTACAGACGTTGATTTCGCGCTGGTTACACCGCCGTACTCCCGCGACATCTTCGAGCAGAAGGCCGCTGACTGGCTTGCAGAAATGCGCCGTCAGGTGGGGTTCAACCGTCTGCCCGAGGAATGGTACGCGAAGTATCAGGAGCAGTTCGAGAAGTGGAAGATTGGCGAGGAAATCCCGGTAGATGGGACGGCTATCAAGTCGTGGGGGGTGCTGTCTCCCGCGCAGCAAAAGATGCTGGTCGAGATCAACATTCGCACGGTCGAGGACTTGGCGCAGGTGAACGACGAAGGGTGTAGGAGAATCGGCATTGGCGGCGGGGAACTGAGGGACAAGGCGCGGGCGTGGCTCTCGCAGCTTGCCGATAAGGGGCCGCTGACGCAGGAGAATTCCTCCCTGAAGGCTGAGAATGACGCCCTGAAGAAAGACATTCTGACCCTGCGCGGGAAGGTTGAGGAACTGAGCGCCAGGCTTGAGATTCAGACGATGGGGTCTCTTACGGCAGATCACTTTACCCGGCCTGAAGAAATCAGCGTTGCTGACATCATGCCGGAACCGGATGCAGCGGCGGAGGTTCCAGTACCCGCGAGGGCTGGTGCGGAAGCCATTCCTATACCTCGGCCTCCAGCCGTTGCACCAGTAATCAAGCGCCACCGTCGCACGAAGGCGCAAATGCAGGCTGCGCGTAAAGCGAAAGGATAACGTCATGGCGATGCTTCAAACCATCCAATACTTCTGCCGCAGGCAAAACTTGCCTGTCCCTGCTACGGTCTACGGAACGACCGACCCGCAGGTTCAGCAAGTAATGGCGTTGCTGGAGGAAGAAGGCAACGACTTGGCCTTACGCGGTTCGTGGCAGGGCATCACGTTCGAGGCGACGCTATCCACGCTTGCAGCCGAGGATCAGGGGGCCATTGCGACTATCGCCAGCAACGGGTTCCGGTACATCAAGAATCAGACGATCTGGGATCGCACGAACAGGCTTCCGGTGCTAGGGCCGCTTGACGGGCAGGACTGGCAGGCTATCAAGGCGCTGCAAGTCTCAGGGCCGCGCTACCAGCACAGGATCAGGGGCGGGAAGCTGCTGGTGAACCCGACGCCTACAGCAGCCTTGGATTGGCGCTTCGAATACGTCTCGCAGAATTGGATTCTGGGTGCCGATGGGACGACGTACAAGCAATACTTCACCTTGGACACAGACACCCTGCTCCTACCCGACACTCTACTCCTGATGGGGCTGCGGTGGAGATGGCTCAGGGAAAAGGGCATGGACTACGCCGAACTGTTCAGGACGTATGAAATGCAGGTAAAGGACGCTCTGGGGCGCGACGGGGGGAAAGGCGTTCTACACATGGACAGCGCGGGGTACGCGGGGCCGCAACCTGGAATCTGGGTTTCGCCTGGGACTTGGCCGACGTGAGAACCCCCCTCCGCGTCAAGGCCATCCCTCGCGGGCAGGTATCGGTAGTCAAAAGCTACCCGGCTCCCGTTGGCGGCTGGAATGCCCGCGATTCTCTGGCGGCGATGAAGCCTATCGATGCCGTAGTTCTGAACAACTGGTTCCCTTCAACGTCCTACGTCGAGATCCGGGGGGGCTACGCGAACCACGCCACCGCCATGACCGGCAACGGCAAGACGCTGATGACCTACAACGCCATGACAGGCACCAACACGATGTTCTGTGCCACGGCGTCAGGGGTGTACAACGTGACGAGCGCGGGTGCTGTAGGCGCGTCCGTAGCCACCCCCACGAACGGGAAGTTCAACTGGACGATGTTCGGGGACGGCACGAACAACTGGCTGATTGCCCCAAACGGCGTAGACAAGCCTCTTTACTATGACGGGACGACGTGGACGGCTGTGGACGGCGGGACTTCCCCCGCCCTGACCGGCCTGACAACTACCGAGATTATCGCGGCGCATGTCCACAAGGCGCGGCTGTTCTTCATCCAGAAGTCTACATTGGCGGTCTGGTATCTCGCCGCTGGTGCTGCTGGTGGGGCGCTTACCAAGTTCGACCTACAGGGCGAGGCCAAGCGCGGCGGGTTCCTGATGGCTATGGCGACGTGGACGCGGGATGCCGGGGATGGAGCGGACGATGTAGCCGTGTTCATTACCTCTGAGGGGGAGGCAATCGTCTATCAGGGCAATAACCCCTCGGTAGCGGCGAATTGGGCCAAGATCGGCAGTTACTACATCGGCAAGCCTCTTGGCAGGCGTTGCGTGATGCAGTTCGGCGGGGACGTGGTGGTTTTGACCGAGAACGGCACTTTCCCGCTATCTGCCGCCATGCAGTCCGCCATTATCGACTACAAAATGGCGCTTTCCTTCAAGATCGAGAACGCCTTCACTGAAGTCGCCAGAAGCTACGGAACGACCTTCGGCTGGAAAACGATCCTCTATCCGGGTCGCGCAGCCATGATCGTGAACGTGCCTATCTCAGAGGACGGCGAACACCAGCAATACGTGATGAACACGATCACAAAGGCATGGTGCAAGTTCACCGATTGGGACGCGGAGGACTTCGGCATCCTGAACGGAGAACTGTACTTCACGACCAGCAACAAGGTTGTGAAGTGCTGGACCGGCGCTATCGACGGCGTGGACAACATCATCGCCTACGGGAAAACGGCGTTCAACTACTTCGGCACTACGGGCGAGCAGAAGCAATTCAAGATGTTCCGCCCGGTGCTGGCGGTGAACGGGAACCTGAACTTCCTAACCGACATCGACGTAGACTTTCAGGATGGAGAGATTACAGGCTCAACGACCTACACGGTTACGTCCGGGGCGAAGTGGGACGTGGACAACTGGGACGAAAGCTATTGGGCGGCGGGGCTTGAGGTCTTGAAGAATTGGACTTCGCCTAACGAGTGGCAGGGCTACTCAGCGTCCGGAAAGATCAAGATTGAGACGAATTCGCTGACTGTTCAATGGTTATCCTACGACATGATGTTTGAACGCGGCGGCCCACTTTGAGCCTGACTTTCCAGATCGAGTCTCTAACGAAGGTCTGGGACGAGATCATGCTGCTCGCGTCGCAGCATTGGGGGGAGACCGAGGGTTTCAGGCGTGGTGAGCCTTTTGCCCCTTCCTACGACCGATATATCCAGTGCGAGCAGACGGGCTTTTTCGTCATGTTCACGGCAAGGGATGGGGAGAAACTGGCCGGATATGCAGGAATGTACGTCACGACCTCGATGCATTCGCAAGTTCTAATCGCCGTAGAAGATCAGTGGTTCCTGCTACCCGAGTACCGCAAGGGCCGAAACGCTATCAGAATGGTCAAGTTTGTCGAGGCTGAACTTGCCGGCAGGGGCGTAAAGGCGCTAACCATGTCGGCCAAGATCAGCAACGGGGCGGGGAGAATCCTCGAATATATGGGGTACTTGCCAGTCTCTACGCAATGCTTTAAAGTGTTAAAAGGACGCGCCGACAGCGCACAGTCATCTTCAATCGCTGTCATGGGAGATATTCCCGATGTGCGCACCCAGTCCCCCGCCCCCGCCTGACTATAAGGGCGCAGCAGCAGAGCAAGGCGCTGCGAACAAAGAGACCGCCATTGCGCAGTCTCAACTCAACAACCCCAATGTGTCGAACCCATACGGGACGCAGACGTGGACTGGCGGCGCTGACGGTTCACGCCCTACCCTTACGCAGACGTTCTCGCCCTCTCAGCAGGGTCTCTACGACCAGTCAGTTCAGACCAAGCAGTTACTCGGCGGTCTAGGACAGCAGGGCGCTACGGCGCTTCAGGGGGTCGTAGGAAGGAATCTAGACCTGTCTGGGGCACCGGCAGCGCCGGGGGACTCGCAGGCTACGCGGGATCAGGTTTTCAACGCGATGATGAGCCGGGTCAATGAGGACTACGGTGTCAAGAGCGACGACCAGAATTCCAATCTGATTGCGGCTGGAATCAGGCCGGGGTCCAAGGCTTACGATGACGCGCAGTTCCAGCTTACTCGCGGCCAGAACGATGCGCGTCAGCAGGCGATTCTGGCTTCTGGTGCAGAGGCGCAGCGCAGCTTCGGGATGGATACGGACGCTCGTAGAAACGCCATTGCTGAGTTGCTTGCGCAGCGTCAGACGCCGCTTAACGAGATCAACGCGCTGATGAGTGGGTCGCAGGTTAGCAACCCGTTCGCTGTTCCTGGGGCGGCGCAGAACACGCAGATTGCGCCCCCGCCGCTGTACAACGCAGCGATGCAAGAAGGGCAGTACGGGACGGATGTGTATAACGCTGGTGTCGGGCAGAGCAATGCAGCTATGTCAGGACTCTTTGGTTTGGGTGCAGCGGGGATTAAGGCATTCTCAGACCGTCGCCTGAAGTCGAACATAGTCCGCATTGGCGATCACCCGCTCGGGATCGGAATTTACGCTTACGACATCTTCGGCAGGCGCGATGTAGGGGTAATGGCCGACGAGGTTCTGACGGTTATGCCGGAGGCCGTGATGACCATGCCTAACGGGTTTATGGCCGTCGATTATGGGAGGCTGTGATGGCTGAACCCTTTGGCGGGATGCCTCCTGAACTGTTTGCCGAGTTTCAGGCGTTACAGCGCAAGCAGAAGCTAACGGAACTGCTTACGCAGCGGTCGATGCAACCTTTGGAAGCGCCGGTAATCAAAGGCCGGTTTCAGGGTGCGATCAGCCCGTTTCAGGGCATGGCGAAGATGTTTGATGCGTACAACGCAGGGCAGGATCAGCAGGCGAACGACAAGGCTATGGCTGGCCTCGGGCAGAGGTATCAGACTGGCTCGAACGATGCAATGGCGCAGTACATCGCCCAGCGTCAGGGCGCTCCGGCCACGTCCGAGAACAT